GTGTCGGACGGCTCACAAAAAAACGCCCACCCTTCGAATAATTGCAACGAGTACACGCAGAAATTAAATTATCTGGCAAGTCATTACCACCTTTTGATCTTGGAATGATGTGATCGACAGTTGTAGCATCTTGTCCACAATACTGGCAAACATATTGATCGCGTTGCAGGATCTTAGCTCTTATCTTACGCCATCGATCTGTGCTACCTGTGCTGCTTAGTGCTGATCTAGCCATCAATACCATCCTTTAAGTTTATGGTGTGCAAGCGCAGCGCAAGCGCATCCATCATACCTTGCATTTATGTACTTTAATCCAGCATCTATTTGTTTAATTGGATCTTTTTCTTTTGTCTTTAGAATCTGAAATAATCCATAAGCACTTGACTTAGGATTCTTGGCTTTGTAGTTCCATCTACTCTCTTTGAATACAATCTCATCTAAACAGTAAAACTGTTCAAAGTTGTAATTCATTTTATGAAATGTAATTTGTTTTAATGTATTAACTTTTATTGTTTGAGATTCAGCTCTTTCAAGGCCAACAATTTGTGCTACAAATAGAGCGAGCCCAACTAGCGTGCACCTTGCGAGCTTTCCGCAACGCGGCTCGCCTTTTCGCCTTAAGGGCGAATGCGATCTAGAGCGTAGCATACGATGTCAAATCACTTAATAAAACCGCAGGTCAGACGGCATGTTGTAATTCGTAGGTCATCGGTATCAATCCATGTTTCATCATAACCAGTTAATGTCATTTGCTTTTACCAGCCCATCCATCGCCCTTAAATGCAATTGCAGGAGCTGTAAATATCCTTGCCATAGCAATCTTGCATCTAGGACAATTCATACCCCCATCATCCTCTTTGTAAGTCCTATGAACAGATCCGTAAGTGCCGCATTCTCTGCAACTGTATTCGTATGTTGGCATTATTTACTCCTTATCAATTCGCAAGTGTGGCAGGGTTTTGTTTGCCATCTCCAGCCACCACACTTATCGCATCTACAAATCTCTGAGTCAGGAATATGTAATGCTTCAACCACATTCTTAACTCCTACGCATCCACAATCCATGCATTGATACAACTTGAATCCATCTGGTAAATCCATAGAGTCAAGCCATAAGAACTCTGTGTTGCGTTTGCAGCCATTACACTTGAACTGCGTGTAATTACTCATAGTTAATCAATTCGTGGCATTTGAAACATGTGCCATCTTTGAATACTCGGTCATCATCGCATACTTCGCATTTGATAATCGATTCCTCTAAATGCACACCATTATCATCCATGACCACTTGAAGGCCTTTTCCGTTTATGAAGGCAATATAACCCACGATCAATTTTCCTCAAAGTAGAAATGGCCTTGACTTGTTACTTTTGCCCATTTGGCATGTTCAGCAATTTTACCTTTACAAACATAACCCAGATATGGTTTTCCACCCTTGCTGATGCCCTGTTTCATGATATGGCCTTTTTCGCAACAAACAGGTGGCTCAGCTGGAGTTGAATTACCTATTGCATCAACAGCTTGTTCAACATTCCATAATGATGGGTCATCTTGTTTAGTTTCAACTGCAAATGAAGCTCTTAAAGCATCCTCAACAGCTGCTGATCTTGACCCTGCTGATCCGTAACGCCTTTCATGTAATTTCTTTTCATAGGTATTTGGCTCTGCTTTAACTTCAACCTTTTGCATATCATCTTTGGTTGCTGTTTTGTCAGATCCTTTAAGTAAGATTATTGCCCTTCCAAGTGCGGAAGTAGCTGTATCCTCAACATAAAACTTTTTCATGTTAGGGATGTAAGTTTCCCTTGATCCAAAGGCTATGTTAGAAACAGCTGGACAATTGTCTGAACTATCTCTCCATAAAGTTGCTTGAATCAAAATGTAACCTTCTTTTGGATCATGGCTAATTACTGATATATCAGATCGACCCAACGGGAAGTTACTAATAAACCATTTGTTCAAAGTAGCCACATCCTCATAATCATTTAGGTTAAAAGCCATTATTTTTCCTTCCAATCAAAATCGTTGTCTTGCATGGCTTCATGACAGGTTTTGGCAATTGCAAGATATGCAAGTGCATCTTTGTAATGATCGTCAATTTCTGGACTTTCCACACTCCTACTGATTTTGACAAGTGCCATCGCAACTGCAACTTGATTTGCTGTGATTGGATAACCAAGATAAGCAGACCAGAGCTGTGCAATACGCGAGTGCTGTGGCATCGGATGACCATATTGCGATCCGCGTGAGTGAATAAGGTTGATGGCATCATCAAATAACTGCTCAGTTTTTGTCATAATCAAAAACCGCTCTTGATTTTAATTTGCGTATATTTTCTTGATGTTCATTACTAGCTTTCCAACCAGCTGATCTACCAGCCCAATAACCTTTTTCGTAATGTTTTTCCATACGCCATTCATCAATAAAGTAAATGACCATTCCGACAAAACCTGCCAGAATCATCCAATAAATTGCATTTTCCATTTGTTGCTCCCGTTCCGCAAAACATTTGTTTGCGTTGGGATTAGTATGAACCTTTTTACTGACAGTTAAACAATTTCTTAGCGTGTCGTTTATAACGATTAGATAACGCCAATATCCTCAAAATCATCGATATGGTCATCAATCGTGCGGGGCTGATAATCTGTTTCACGCCCCATAAGTCCTACGATTATAAGTAAATGAGCCATCGTGATTAACAGGTATAAGCTCTACTTGATGGCCTTTTTTGCCAAAACTTAAAACTGTAAATCCCATGTTCCAGTCGGCTGAGTTATATTTTAGATAACTAGCCTTGCGCATGTCCATAAGATGACCGGCCTCAATGCCCCAAATCGTTGAATAACGGCCGTTTAAGCCAGTTTGGTGTCGGACTGCACCTTGCCTATGCGAGTGCCCACAAACCACGCTATTAGCCCATTTCTTGGCCAAATTAAGGCCTGTTATACCTGCATGCTTGGACATGTTGCCTTCGTCGCCATGAGCCAAATACCAGCCCTTTTCAAACTCATATGCTCTTTTATGGAATCGTATCCCTAAGCTACTGAAATCCATAAACTTGTCATAAGCCAATTCAGGCAATCCAATAAGTGATGGAGCACCCTTAAGTAAAGTCTGATAAATGCGATCTGTGTGATTTGATCTAACAATATCTGTCGTTCCTAAATCATAAAGAATCTCTTGGCCTAACTTGCGTTCCTCATCAAGTGTTTCAGCAAATTCTAATTTTGTGCCTTTTGCCCAACGCGACTGAGATCCGAGATCCATTTCATCGCCTACATTTAATACATAATCAAATTTCTCATGCTTTGCCATTTTAATAAGGTTGGCAACAGCTCTTGGATGGTGTAGCGGAATTTGTAAATCTGGCGTTATTAAATACCTGCGGTTGGTTTTAATCGTCATCCTCATCGTCAGTTGGATCTATGAAAGGAATTATCCCGCCATCGCCTACGATCCAATCAGGGAATGTTTTATGTTCAGTCATAAGCCAGAAAGCATGTTCAGGCGTAAATCCTGCTTTTCTAGCTGCTTTATAGCATTCATGCAAAGCCATGTAATGTTGATCGATTTTACTTAATGGCTCAGGAGTGTGGCGAACTACTCTCCGATTAACCTTTTTGCGTGGTGTGCGTTTTCGTGTGTTCGCCATAAAATAAATTATCGCCTATTAACTAAAGAGAACAGTTCATCAACACGCTGTTCTAATCTCAAACTTCTTTCATCAATTCGGTTAATAGCATCTTTAATCGAGCTGCCAGAATTCGGACGAAGTTCACTTAAAAAACTTTTAATAACCCATCGTAGAGCCAGCAATAAAGCGGTCGCGATACTGCAAACGCCAACGCCAAATGCGACTAATTCGTTTGGACTCATTTTTGACTAATGCCATAATCTACTTCGCTCCCTGATTTTGGATCTAACGCTTTTGCTACTGGAGCAACAACTGCACCAAGCAAGGTTGCATAAGCTGGATGAATGTCAGCCACTATTGCTAAAGCAACTGTTATTCCACTAGCTGCTACAGCTCTTAAATATGACTTAATTGCTGCTTTGTGTTTTTTAGTTATTTTCATTAGTTGCCTTTCAGTAGTGGGATGTCGAACTTCTCGCCAGTTTGATTTGGCTTAAAAGAAATATGGATGTGCTTATGGTGGGGATTTATCCCAGTATATTTTCTAAACTTCCAAAACGACTTTGCTGATGCAATTTTACCAGCATGGATTACATACAATAAACGCTTATCTTTTTTTGCTGCCTGTCGAATCTGATCTGCCAAATCGAAACTAATTCCTTCTTGGTCAGATAAGCGAGCGTCAATGTCGATGGCACATACCTCACCGCGTTCGTTCGGGTTATGCTGACTGACTCTGGCTGAATGACGAACATCACCAATCCATCCATCACTTGTGCGCTTGCGATCAGGGAAGCAGTCATTTACTTGTTCCCTAAAGGTTTCAGCAGCTTTAGATAACCAAGGCTTCATTAGCCAAGTAGCAATTGTGCTTCGTCAGCAGTAATGCCAAGTTTGTCAAGTAATGCTTGCTTTTCGGCTGCCTTTGCGATATTAGAATCAATAGCAATATGAGAATTCAAAATTGTTTGAGTTTTGCTTGCATCTTTTTCTTGAACATTTAACCATAAATCCCCATTACCATCAATAAATGGAAAATCAGTAATTTTTATTTTTGCATTATTTAATTCTGACAATAATTGTTCGCCATTTAATGTTTGTGGTTTATCAAATTTAATCATTTTATGCTCCTAAATATACTAAGCCAAATAAAACTGAACCAGCATCAGTTAATAATGATTGGGATATTCCTTGGGTTTGAAAAGTATTTAATCTAACATAATCTCCAGCAACCAATGAATAAATAATTGAAGTTTTAACTGTTGTTTTTGTGCTTGCTCCTGGAGTATCCTCACCAACCGCTAAATCAGTTGTATTATTTAATTGTATATATGCAACTCTACGACCAGTTGAATTTGTGTCATATCTAACTTGACCATATATAAAATATTTTCCATCTTTGCCAGATGGAATAGTAATCCTATCTGTATTTGTAACTGTGCTATGAAAACTATCGGTATCAATATGCTCATTTGCAAATGTAACAGCAGTAAGAGTGCTAGTGCTAATTGATTGACCTGCAGTTGAATATAATGAACAACCAACAAAGTTAGGATATGCTGAACCCCATTCAGGAGCAGTTGCACCAGAATTTACTTTCAATATTTGACCAGCAGTACCAATTGCTAATCTAGTATTAACATTTGCTGTTGATGAACGATATTCGATATCGCCAGCAGTTGTTGATGGATTAAGATTTTTTGTTGTTGTATCAATTGCAGTTCCAAGCGAACGAATCGCGCTGGCTCCGTCCTTAACCAACGCAGTATCGTCAGGTGTTGTCCAGCTATAATTGGTAGTGGTTGCCATTTTATCCTTTTCCTATGCGACTATTGTAGCGTATTCCCAAGTCAGAGTGTTGCTTAAAGTGTTCCAAGCCTCTGTTATTGGTGTGGTATTCCAACGCATCGCAACTTGGCTGTAAGCTGTTGGCGATAGCGTTAAAGTGATAAATAATTGATTAAAGCTTACTGACCAAGACCACCCCTCAACATAACCTTCAAATTCACCATTTGAGATTTGAGTTGGCAAATTTTTAAGATTTACTGGCATTCCAATAAATGTGCCTAGCAACGCATCACGATCAGCATTATCAATTTCTGGGTTATTGATTGGGAATGTTATTGTGTCAAATACTGGCTGCGGATAAGCGCGTTGGTTTATGTATCGATCGGCAACGGCTTGGGCATCTGTAGCATCATGCAAAACTGTGTTGATTGTTTCTGATTTATACCCATAGGTTGCAATTGATGTGGCATCGCTAGCTGTTTTTTGTGAACCAAAATTGTTGCCATAATTGATGTAAATATCGTTGCGAATGTCGCCAGCCCTTGTCGTAGTCCGTAATCCTCGACCTAACGCATGATTGGCACTTAACTCAACATAACCATTCGTAATTAAATAATTCTGCCTGTGATCGGCATCAGCATATCCAACATTTCCTTGATTGTCCTCATACAAATATCCAAATGCTGAATTGGCAATTTGTGCAGCTATATTGTAAATGGTATCGGCTGATGCTGATCTGTTTTCCATTTCATAAAGTCCGGGTGTATCTATTTCACCAAGTCCAACATCTTGAGCATTTGCCCATGTTTCAGTTGCATCATAACTAGACCAAGTTTCAGCTGCTGGCACTTCATTCCAACTGCCGAGCAATAAATCATCAAGCAAATCTAATATCTGATTACCATCATAATCTTGACTTAACACGCCATCGGTTACAGTTTTTTGCAGTTTAGCCAAAGCACCAAGAGCAATAATCTTATAAGCAATAACTGTGGCTCTTGATCCAGTATCCTCTACTTCAATTGTTAAATCGGTAATATTGCCACCAAATAGGCTGACATATGTTCCGCTGGTATCTTTGATTTGTAAAGTAATTCCATCATTTATATCAAAATCATATGTTTCATTATTTGGAGCAATAATTGTGCAACTAATATAAGATGCTGTTGGCTGTGAATAAACATCTTGACGACCTGCAAAATGAGTTAAATCGGCAATTGTTACATCAGTGTATTCGACACCTTCAACGCTTAATTTCCAATCACAATTAAATGCACTCATCTAGCCTGTCCAAATGGAGTTCCTACATAAACCCCACCCCTAGCTTGTGAATTGTTTAATGTGTTGACAATTGTTCTAGCTGTTCCTTCGGCATCAATAGCACCATTAACAGTGATGTTATATTGTGGATTTCCTGCGCCATAAGTAAATGCTGAGCTGCCTCTTGGAACTGATGGAACGCTTGATCGACTTGCAGATGGAGCAGGATTTGGTAATGATCCGATATTTACGCCCGGAATTATGTTAACAACTCTAATTAATTCATTTGCAAGTGATACAACCAATCCAATTGCTTCTCTTAAAAATGTAATAAATCCTTGAACAATTCCAATAACTGCGCTAATTGCTTTTCCAAATCCTTCAGCACCTCTTTGAGTTTCAGCAAGTCCCGCGCTTAATCCTTCATTTCCAGTTAATCCAGCAATAAAAGCATTAAGTGTAGGAATACCACTATCATTCAAAAATGTTATAAATTGCTCAACGGCTGGTAATAAAGCAACACCAAGTGATTCTTTGGCTTCATCAAATGCAACTTTAATTCGATCAATTTTGCCTTGAAATGTTTCCGCATTTTGAGATGCTGCCCCACCATATAAATCAGCCAATGCTTGTTGAATTTCTGTAAATGACATTGTTTTTAATTCAGCAGCTGATAATCCAATTCCTAATCTACCTAAAGCAGTTGTTTGTCCGTCATGAGCGCGACCTAGAGCTGTGGCGACTTGTTCAAGGTCTTTGCCTGATCCTTTTGAAATATCTAAAGCCAAACTTAATAATTTTTGAGCTTCTTCAGTTGATTTTGTTGAAACTGCCAATCTCTGCATGGCAGGGCGCAACTGTTCATCTGCAACTCCAGTCGCCAAAGATGTTTGAAGGATAAAGTCCTCAGTTGCCTTTATTTGGGCGTCAGTTGCCCCTGTGGCTTCTCTTAAAGCGTTGGCTAACCTTAATTGTGCCTGTTCATCCTCAATTGCTGCTTTGACCCCATCAATGGCTAATTTGCCTGCATAAGCAACAGCAGCAGCAGCAGCTACGGCAAAAGCAGCAGCAGCCTTTTTGCCATAATCGGCAATTTTGCTTGAACTTGTTTCAACTGATCCATCAGCTTCATTTAATTTCTTTTTAAGATCATCAATATCAGCTAAAATCTTAAGCGATAAAGTTCTGGTATCTCTAGCCATTATGCCCACTCATCCAATATGCGATTGTAAGCAGCTTCCCATTTATTGATTAATTCAGGCTGAATTCTGCGAAGGGTTGGATAAATGAACCATCCGCGAGATCCACGACCCTGCCTCCCTGAATAACTAGGGAACTGTTTGAATTTATTTGAACCAAACTCAAGACCGCCCCAAAGGGTTTGCGTAGTAGCACCACCTGAAAACTTTTGGCTTGCAAATCCGTATTTGAATTCACCAATCTTTGACGATTTAGATATGCGAACTCCGTCTGCAACTCTCTGAACTGCTTTGCCTGATTTTGTTCGTGTTGTAGCTGTTTGTTTAATTTCATTTGCAGCATAAGTCGCCAAAGCAAAAGATTCACTTCTTGCTTCCTCTGTGGCTTGCTCATCCATCGCTTTGAAAGCTTTAAGAATATCGCGCAAATCTGAACGACTATAAGCAATCGTTTCATTTGCCATACCTTTGCTCCAATACTTCTATTGCTGTGTAAATATCTTCTGTTTCAACCCATTCGCTCATTGGAATTTGTGTGGCTATTGCCAACTCAACCAATAATCGACTTACGCTTCCTACTGGATGACTTTTGGGTCAGCATCACCAACTTTGGAAACAATTTCTGCAACTGTGTCCATCCAAATTTCAAATGGTTTAATTGGTTTGCCAGCATTTTCTCTTTTGTTAGCATTCCAAGCCAAAAACATTAAATCCCAAATTCCAAGTTTTTCTTTTGCTTGGCTTATGGTATTTCCTGTTTCTCGCTCCCATTTTGCCCACTCAGGGGCTTTAGCAACATAAGTTACTTGTTCCCCTGAGTTATATGTAATTGTAAGTAATAGATTCATTTGTTTGCTCCCGTTTGCTTAATTAACTAACTGTTAATGTTGGCTTTGCTGTGCATTGTAAAGTAAAAGTTACTTCCTGTGCATCTTTACCATTTCCGTTTGGATTTGGAAAAGATGGATACAGATTACCTGTGAATACAGCACCAGTTGCAGCTGTAAATGTGTAAGCCAATGCTGTATCTGGAGCAGTTGCAGCTTTATCCCAAAGCAATTCGCAAACTGAGAATGTTGCTCCACCCGCTGATGCACCCCAATCGGCAAGAATTGTCAAATCTATTGTTGCATCATAATCGATTGTTTTGAATACACGACCATCAAGAGTTTCATACGCTTGACGATCGAGTGTTGTGTTTAACGCTACTGATAATGCTTGGGCATCATAAGACTTACTATCGATAGTAAGGCTCAAATCTCGCCCTGTTACAACTGTTGTTGGCACTTTGATCTCCTTATGTTTGGTTGTAGTAAGTCGAAACCCTAATATCTGCAATTAGCAGAGTTGATGCTCCTACTTGACTGACTGTTGGTCTTTCAACTGAACTGACTTCATATCCATTTGGGATAACTGCCAGAACACTCATTATTAACTGCTCGATATTGTCGAGCGATGCTGGATTGCTATTGTAAGCAACTGCAACTGTAATTGTCATGTTGATTTTGCATTTAATTACAGATTTGTTTATTAAATCAAATTCTAAATATGGTGAATCTGGAACTACGACCACACATGGGGGGATCGGACTTTCAGGAACAAAAGCATAAACATTTCCTGCAACTCCTGCTAATGCAGTTGCTAATGGTGTGCGAATTGATGACAGAATTGTTGATGGCATTTATTGAGCCATACTTTCAACATCAATATAAGGTCCAAGTAATCCAACGCAACGATTAAATAATGATCGACCCATTCTGAAAGGTGTAGCTGTAAAATCGACACCCTCTATTTGTCCTCCTGCTGCAACTCTTGATTGGAATACTTCAACTGATACAACATAGACAGCTGATTCAACACTTTTGTTTCCAACATAAGTTGATGCGCTAGAAAGGGTTGCAGTTCCGCTTGGTATAACATTTGCTTCATCCAAATCGGCATTTGTGATCGCAACTTCAAAGGTATATTGTCCAAGATTTGTATCAAGAACAGTTCTTGTTCCGTTGTAAGGACTTCCGCATCCTGCGATGACGACTGATTGTCCTTCGGTAAATTCATGAATTCCAAGTGTAGTGAAAGTGGCGACATTATTAGTCAGCGACACTTTTTGAATTGGGCTTTTGAATGTAACTAGCATTGGCAGAATTGTATTTTCTGCGGTATCGATTAGTCCGTTTAAGTAAGTATCATCATAAAGAGCAGACGACACACCAAGCACACTTCTTAACTGACTGGCAGTAATAATGGTTGGCATGTCGTCCTCTCTTAACTCCCATTTATAGCTGCCTGAGATCGGGAGCAACCTCAGGCATGACCTATTAGGTTAGGTTAAAGCGGCGAACTCCACCTGCGACCAAAACGCCACAAGCTAGATATCCGTAAAGCATTGTTTCAATCTCACCACTTATTACAACATTTGTTGAAAGTTGTAATGTTGGTGATTCGTAAATTGCAACAGCTGATGGAACTACAATAAATGCAGACTCATCAATTGAAGTTGAAACAGCCTTATTTGAAACATAAAGATCAAGACCCATTACATTTCCACGAAGGCTTTGTGTTGATGCTGAACCAGCAGCATTTTGCGGTTGGCTAGCAGAAAAAATTGGACGCTTGCTTGAATCTTGCGCACCAATTAACAGACCCCATTGGCTAGTTCCAGCAATATAGCGTGTTGCTAACTCACCTGTTGCAAGGTAAGCAGCTGGAGCTTCTGTTTTAACATAAGCAACAATTCCATCAACAGTTGCATCTTGTGCTGTTGCAGCAGTTCCACCAGCAGTAAGAGCTGCAATTACAGCAGCTTCAGTTGCACCAGCATATTGACGGCGCATGTTTTCAAGCATCGCATCATAAAATGATGGGTCAGCCCTATCAAATAGCTCAACGCTGTAGCGTTGCAAGCCACTGTATTTTTTGACTGTTAGATCGACATAACTGGAGATAATTCCGGTTTCGCTTGGAGCACCACCTTCAGCTGTTTCTGCAACTGATCCTGAAGTTGTAATCTTTGGGACTGAAACCTGCATTCCTGCGTTTGGCAGTCTGCGTGATCCGATTGCATCAATTGCAGCGCGAGATCCAATTGCTGTATCAACAACAGTTGAAACATATTGAATTGGCTTGAATGCTGGATTAGTTGTGAAAGAATCATCAGCGGCTGTTAATGCTTTTGCTGACTCTGCTTTTGCATGAGCAACATATTGAGCAGAATCAAGATTGCCCATTGATGCTTTGATTGAGTGCTCTAAATAACGAGCTTGTGAATTGATTGGTGAGCGTGGCTTTGTATAAGCAACTGGTTGAGTTGCTGCTACTGCCACTGGCTCAGATTTTGCAGCTTCTACCGCTTCGGTGGCGATAGGAGCTTCTGAGTTAGTGTCAGACACTTTTTCCTCCTGATTTGTTGTTTGCTCCTCAGCGGTTGCTTCGGAATTTTCTGGTTGCTCACTTGCAGCGATTTCGCTAACGCGAGCAGATTGAATGGCAGGTTCAGCGACCAAACTGACCTCCATGAGCCTAGATGCTTTAACTTGCATTACGCCTTTGTTGGTATCCCAGTCATCAACGACTACTCCAACGCTAAATCCATCGCGTAATCCTTCAGCTGCTTCCAATAATGAATCATCGCCAGCAATTGTTCCTGCAACCTTAAATGTTGCCTGAATGCCAGCATCATCAGCTGTAATATCTACTAATTTGCCAATTGGTCGCGTGCGATCATGCTCTAACAACAATTTAACTGGTTTGCTAAAATCAATGCTGTCTTTTTGAAATACTGTTGCTCCAGCACTTGTCATTCCTTTTTCATTCCAACTTACAATTGTGCCAGATATTGTGCGCTTGCGATTATCGGCAGCGGTAAGTGTTATTGGAAAGTTGATCTCTAATTTTGTACTCATCGGATCAAGTCCTCCTCCTCTTGTATTTGCTCAATGCTCATCGCACCGATTCTGTTTAGTATTTCATAAACTTGCGCTCGCTCTAATGCAGATCCACGCAAGAAATCATCAATATCAAATCTGACTTCAACACCATTTGGCACAAAATCAGACATTGATAATCTTTGTTCAATTGGTGTAATAACTGTTCTTAATGAAAAGTCAATAAGTGCTTTTCTTTCAGCTGTCATATTGCTATAAGTCATGCTTGTTGTTTCAGCACTTAAAAAACTAGCAGGAATGCCGGCAGCTCTGCTCAATTCCAAACTTAAGTATTGTCTAGCCTCATTTAATTGTAATTTAGCAGGATCAAATCCAAGTGTTTGTAATTCAACATCGGCATTTAAGAATGCGGTTGATCTTGTTGATCTACTTGCTTTCCATGATTCTAATAATCTTGTAATTCGCTCTGGAGTTAAATTTGTGCCATTTGATTTTAACACCATTGTAGGAACTGGCTCTTTAGCGTATAATTCAGCAGCTTTTTCTAATTCCAATGCAGCTCTGATTGTGCGACCTGCGCGATTTAATAATCCTTCATCAAGTCCATTAAATACAACTAAACTTCCAATTCCATATAATGGAACTTCTTGTCCATCAACTCTGTAAAATAAAATTTCAGTTTGATTTGCATTTAGTTGATAAGTTACACGATCAGGCGAAACTCTTGTCCATGCTCTAACTCTTGCGCCATCCGATTCTGAATAACTGTCTAAAACTTGTCCATAAGCAAATCCTGTAAATAATAAATCCTCAGCAATCCAAGCATAAGTTGCTGATCCTGCAATTCTTGGATCTGGTTGCATAATTACGCGAGATGGTCGTAAATGCTCTTTTGTGAAATGATTATAAGTTTCAATTGGTAATGATCCAATTGTTGAACAAATTATGTTTCTAGCGCGAGCAACTGATGGAACTGACATAGCTTGTTCCCTTGTAGCTGTTTGGCTGCCATAAAGCATTCCACCAATTGCAGCTTGTAAATTATATGGCGCATAAGAAGCAGCCACATCTGTTGATGGTGTAATTTTTTTATTTGTAATAAAACGATCTAATAATCCCATTGGTATAGATTATACCACTTTGTCCAAATTATGCTATTTGTATGTCAATTTCTGTTTCAGGTTGTGTCGCAAAATATGTAACCAAACTAGAAGCCACAGCTGCACAAACTGCAACTTTACTAGCCCGCCTTCCGATGATCCATGCCCCATCCCCATAAGGCAATTTTGCAGCGGAAAGTGTTTGCTGAGTCAGTTCGTCTTGACCAGCATGTTGTAATCGATGGGAATTGATTGCGCCTAACCACCGATCGCAACTTTCAGCATATATCGCCCCATCCATATCGGTAATGGGAATTCCAGCAGGAACTAACCGACTTGCGACAGCTTGTGCAGTCCTTTTGGAATAAGCGACAGTCTGAACATTGTATTTTCTAGCATAAGGAGCTAAATCATTTGCAATTGCCAAATCGTTTAAGCTGTAATCATTTGACCAAGTATGAAGCAATTGAATGTAAAATCTTTCACCCGATAATTTTTGAGCAGCTACTAATGCCGCAAATTTTCTATCTGGCGATAAGTCAAGTCCAAGCCAAGTAGGTTTGTCAGGGTCTAGTGGTATGGCTTCAACTTTGCACAATTCCCACTTTTGCGGATCAATTGCGCTGTTTATTGTATCCACCCATTGAGTTAATAATTCTGTTCGCACAATATCCTGCGGATCATTAATTGCAGCCTTAATGTTGTCAGGATGTATTGTCTTGCCTAAGGATGGGTTGGCTTGAGCAAATGCTTGCCAGTTAATATCACCTGACGGAAGGGTAATCGGTGCATCAGGCTCGGCACTCCACTCAAACCAACCAATCGGATCGTTGGTAGTGGCTGAAACCAACGCCCTCTCACGCAATTTGTTTAATACGACAGAATGCTGATCGCCAGCCGAGCTATAAACCCAAACCTGTGGATTCTTAGCACTCATCATTGAATAACGCATTGATGACCAAGCTTCCTCGTCTTTATATTCACGCAACTCGTCTAAATGAATACACTCTGGCTTGCTCAAACCTCTAGCTGCATTGTTGGCAGCCTTTACAACAAATCGTCTATTGCCAAATAGCTCTATTTCCTCAGCACCATGTTGCCAGCGTATCTTTTTAACTTCTTTTTCTAGCTTATCGTTTTGTTCAATCAAACTTACAATCTGTCTGAATGTTTCTAGTGATGTTGTAAGCCTGTGAGCTGATGCAAGTTGCAATCCCTCACCCCAAACAAACATGCCAGTTAAAATTCTAAGCATCATCAATGTTGACTTGCCATTTTGCCTGGACAAGCACAACCCGATCTCAGAGTGATGCCAGCGACCATCAGGTTTGACTTTGTGAGCATTAATCGCCACAAATTTTTGCCAATCCATCAATTCCATGCCAATCTCAGCTGCAAAGTCGATCAATTCTTGACCTTTTGATGGTAAATCATTGAGTTTTGAGTGAATACGCGGTGTTTGCACACCTCCTAAAGTCGATTCAACCAGATGCAGTTCGCTCATGTCCGATTTATCCTTTTTTAGCCATGACTGGTCGGATCGTGGCTTATTGATGTGTTTCGTGGGTTAGAAACCAACAG